AGATGGTTCCCTTAACATAAATTTAACTTCTTTGATTGCTAATCCTTCTCTTGAAATTGGGTTTACATATTGCGAAAGGTCAATTCGTCCGTATAGTGTGGTTCTGTCGCCAGTTGCATTGAATGTAAATTGCATTCGGTCTCTCAATAATACATCGTCTTGGTTTTTTGCCATACCCTATCATGAATGGAGATATCCTATAATACTACTTCCTACCCTTGTCTTGAACATCTGGGCCGTTGTTGGCGTGATTTGGGGCGCAGTCCCCCGAATCTAAGCCTTGACCTTCTCTTTTTTCGATTATTTAATAAATAAAGTCCGATTAGGTCTTATTAATGGAGTATTTGAGCGAGTATATCTGTGATTATTGCGAGACTTCCCATCTCTATGCTGAGATTGGAACGATAAAAGTGAAAGAAATGCACCCAGAGATGATGACAACAGTCTCATTTTTTTGTAGTGTTCGATGTTTATGGAGGTATTTTGGATGAGTTATTGTTCAATTCCTTGTCCAATGTGCGGCTCTTGGCAGCAACATACTTGGGAACAATACCAATTGGCAATGAAATGTCAACAAATTATGTGCTGGGATTCATGCCGAATGGATGTAAATGCACCTGCAATGTGGATTTTTCTTAACAAAATTGTATTAGATGGGAGTGAAGAAGAATGAAAACTAAATCTATTATTTCTGCAAACATAGACACTGATTTGGTTAAACAATTGAAAGGCAAAACAAAAGGGACTAGGTCAAGAACAATTGAAAGAGCGTTAAGAAAATATCTCGATGAACAGGATTCTTTTGCTCTAGAAGATATCCCAACTTTGAAACTAATTATGGAATTAGCATTCAGAAAAGAATTACCAGATTCTGCAAAACAATATTTGCGATCATTGTATAATGAAGTCAAAGAATCATAGGTGCAACATCAAGACCTAATGAAGTTGCTAATAACAACACAATAGGTTTAGCGATTTTCGTTAATAGTCTCAATTCAACAACTACTTCTTCAACTGCCCTTAATCTTGAATCGATTCTGTCAAGGCGAGCGTCTTGCGCGTCATCAACAGTCATGGAATTCACAACATCAGCGTATTACCATTGTCTGCAAATTTCAATGGTGGCGGATATTGTCTAATTGCACCTGAAGTAATACCTGAAGCATTGAATATTTGTAACCAATCAGGGAATTGACCAAGCGACGATAATACTCCGCCACCAAATGCAGCATCATAATCCACCATTGTAATTGCTTCTTTGAAATTAGTTGCAAGGGTTCCAGTGTCAAGCATATCTGCAGCTGCGTTGGAGGCTTGACGGTTATAGTAAATGAGCGCATTTGCAGAGGATACCATCAGTTCGGGGCGAATACCGCCAAACTTCCAAGCGGGGAAAGTATTGCCATGTGTGCGACTTGGGTCAACAACTACACCCATTTCATTTAGTAGCCTACATTGAGCAGACAAAAATTCTTGATATCTGCCCATTGTCAACGAAACATAACCGGTCTTCTTTGCATTGACTTCAATGTAAAAACTTACTTTGACATCTACAACACTTTCCGGTTGATTATAGATGAGTATTGTAACGTACAAATGGTCAGTGAACCAAGTCATATTTGCATTTGCGGCTAATACATCATTTGGGAATTGGTCTCGCAAATATCTGTATTGGGTATGAGCGACATCCGATAAGGTAGTTAGGCCCTTTTCACAATACAAAATTCCATCGTCACCAGCCAACGGCCCAGAATTTGGTAATGCAGTTGTGGGTGATGGGCCAAATGTCTCATCGGTTTGCAATACAGGATATGGCGAGATAAATAGTTGATAACCTGCAGGTAATGGAGATGCTGGGTCTAATTTAATTGGCATCAACACATTGTCGCAGAATACATCAATAGCATTTGCAGTAAATCGGTGGTTGTCTGGAAGATTAATGCGCCTAGTTATGTACGCAAATCCATCAGCATTTGTAGTGACTTCTGTTGCAACTGAATCTCTAATTCTGTTAACTGGCATTATTTCTTCCCCCTGTTATATTTCTTAGACATAGCAGAGAAGTTTAGTCTTCCTTTCTTTGGCCCCGATTTGTAGTAAATCTTGTTTTTGTCTTGCTTAATGTACCGTTGCCAAGCAGATAATTTACGCTTAGGAGGTTCAATTTTTTCAACTTCTTCTGCTAATGCTATAGCACCGCCAATTTGATAATCAGTTGGTTGAGTTGGGCTTATCATCTCCCCTTCCTTAATGTATAACTGGAATGTTGGTTCTCTTCCTGCGAGCATAGCAGAGTATTGATATGCTGGAATAGCAATTAGATCTACTGGTGCTATTCTTTCACCATCAGCCAGAAGGAATCCTACTGCACCGCCAACGATTGCACCACCGACTGCACCAGCAGGCCCAAATGCTGCTCCAAGAGCGGCGCCTTCTATTGCACCGATACCTGCTTGAGCATACTTGTTCTCTGCTACTTCATCAGCAATGTTTGCAGCTGCGGCAACTTGAGCGCCTTTGCCAACTTTGGTTTTACTAAGTTTTTTCAAACCTTTACCAACCGCTTTTGTAGCGAGTTTGCCTTTTACCATGTGAAACCCCTCACAAGTCTTGTGCTTGGCTTAGTATTTCGTTAATGCGGTCTGTACTTATCTTGACTGGTTCAGCAACAAGCATAACATCAAGTTCAATAGTATCGTTTGCATTTAGAGTCCAATTGTCAGCTGCAATTCCAATCAATAAGTCTGAAACTACGGTGAAGCCGTCTGGATGTAGGTCAGCAGGGCCATACCAATATTCGTATGTGTTTAAGCCACTGTCACCTGTTCCGCTAACTCCCACTATCGAAATTTTCTCATACACGCATAGTACATCGGGAGACGCAATTCCTACCTCTGCAGCGTTTTCATATGCTCTTGTAGTTGCATATACTTTAACTGCACCTAAAGTTCCATTTGAACCGCTTGCGGATTGCCAATCTGCAACCGGTGACATACATCCAGTATTTGTGAATGCACCGCCAGATGGTTCCCTTAACATAAATTTAACTTCTTTGATTGCTAATCCTTCTCTTGAAATTGGGTTTACATATTGCGAAAGGTCAATTCGTCCGTATAGTGTGGTTCTGTCGCCAGTTGCATTGAATGTA